CGCCTTTATACTTCAGATATTCTTAGTTCTTTGTGGCCTCATGGTTTTTCTACTCTGGGTGATGTTACCTTTGATTCCGCTGCTTATGTGGCGCGATACGTGATGAAGAAGTTGACCGGGCCGGCTGCTGATGCGTTACAGCGTGATGGCGTGCCCGGGCCTTATACTCGTCTGGATGCCCAAACGGGTGAAATGGTTCAAGTGCCTAAGGAGTTTGTGCTGATGTCTCGTCGTCCTGGTATTGCAAAGGGCTGGTTTGACAAGTTCCAGTCTGATGTCTACCCGGATGATTTTGTGGTGTTACGTGGTAAGCGTTTGAAGCCGCCTAGGTATTATGATGATTTGTATGGGCGGTTATTTGAGGAAGCTCATGCTCAGTTGAAGCTCGAGCGTTCTCGTGTTGGTAAGTTGCGTGCTTGGGATAATACCCCTGAGCGTTTGAAGGTTCGCGAAACTATTGTCAAATCTCGTATAACTCAACTTAAAAGGAGTTTTCATGATGCTTAAAATTTTTTCAGTTTTTGATTCTAAGGTCGGTGCGTATATGTCACCGTTTTTCATGCGCTCGACGGGTGAGGCGGTGCGTGCCTTTACTCAGGCGGTGTCTGACAAGGATACCCAGTTCTGTAAGCACCCGGAGGACTATACCTTGTTTGAGCTTGGCGAGTGGGATGATCAAACGTCGAAGTTTGATTTGAAGTCTACGCCAGTGTCTCTTGGTCTTGCTATTGAATTTAAAGGAGGTGTCTGATGCGTCTTAATTCAGTTATGCAGCATAGCTTTTCGCAGGTACCGCGTGCGGAGATTCCGCGTTCGACGTTTGATCGCAGTCACGGGCTTAAGACCACGTTCGATGCCGGCTATCTTGTGCCCATTTATGTGGATGAAGCTTTGCCAGGTGACACGTTCTCGGCTCAGCTTACGGCGGTTGCGCGTATGGCGACGCCGCTTCGTCCGCTAATGGACAATATGGTGATGGATTTTTTCTTTTTCGCGGTTCCTCTGCGTTTGGTCTGGGATAATTGGCAGCATTTCAACGGTGAGCAGATTGCCGGGAGCCTTGACCCGATTGGTTCTACGGATTTTCTGATGCCGACAATGACCTCGACGGCGGTGACTGGTTATGCAGAGGCTTCGCTGCATGATTACTTCGGTCTGCCTACGAAAGTGCCGGGTCTGGTGCATACTTCTGTTTGGCATCGTGCCTATAACTTGATCTGGAATGAATGGTTTCGTGATCAGAATCTTCAGTTGCCGACGGTGGTGGATAAGGATGACGGCCCGGATTCGCCCACGGATTATGTTTTGTTGCGGCGTGGTAAGCGTCATGACTATTTTACGTCGTGCCTGCCTTGGCCGCAGAAAGGCGATTCAGTGAGCGTGCCGCTTGGCACCAGTGCGCCGATTGAGGTGACGGCTGGTTTTCCTAAAAACGTGTCTTATATTCGTAAGATTTCTGATGGGACTGGCGTTGGTGCGGGCGCCGTGACTGCAGATGCGAGTAGTCAACTGTTGGGTAATGCCGTCTCGGGATACCTTGATCCGAACGGAACTCTTTACGCTGATTTAACTAATGCTACGGCTGCTACTATCAACCAGCTACGCCAGTCTTTCCAGGTGCAGAAGTTATACGAACGGGATGCGCGTGGTGGTACGCGATATACGGAAATTCTCCGCAGTCATTTCGGCGTGATTTCACCGGATGCCCGTTTGCAGCGCCCGGAATATTTGGGTGGCGGTTCTTTGCCTATTGTTGGCCGTACGGAAACTAGCTCGAACGCATCTACTTTGGCGTCTGTTCTTGGTTTCGGTTCACAGTTTCAAGGTATGTGGCCTACTCAAGCTGGTGCGTCGGGTAACGCTGGTGGTTTTACTAAATCTTTTACAGAGCATTGTGTTTTGATTGGCTTGGCTTCTGTTCGTGCCGATTTGACCTATCAACAGGGATTACTTCGCCAGTGGACTCGTTCTACACGGTGGGATTTCTATTGGCCTAGCCTTTCGCAAATCGGGGAACAGACCGTCCTCAACAAGGAACTCTATGCTCAGGGAACGGCTAATCCTACTCAGGATGCAGCGGTCTTTGGTTACCAAGAACGCTATGCGGAATATCGCTATAAGCCCTCTCAGATTACGGGTTTGTTTCGTTCTAACGCTACTACGTCGCTCGATCTGTGGCATTTGTCACAGGAGTTCGCTGCGTTGCCTACACTGAGCAATGATTTTATTGTCGAGAATCCTCCTCTTAGTCGTGTGGTGGCTGTGACCACGGAGCCGCAATTCATTTATGATTCATATATGCGGTTGAAGTGTGCCCGGCCGATGCCGGTATTCGGTGTTCCAGGAATGATTGACCACTTCTAGGAGGTATTTATGGGTCTTGAGGCTTTAAATCCTGTTACTTTCGGAGCCAGCGTTTTTGGTAAGGCTGCCGATATCTGGGCTGATCGTCGTGCTGCCGAGGATTCACGTACTTTTAACCGCGAGGAGGCTGCTGAGAATCGCGCGTTTCAGGAACGTATGAGTTCTACGGCATATCAGCGTGCGACTGCAGATATGCGTGCTGCTGGTATCAACCCTATGTTGGCTTATATGCAAGGCGGTTCATCTAGTCCGTCTGGTTCGCAAGCGTCTACAGGTATCGGTGGTACTGGTGGCAGTATGGCCTCTCATGTTTCTTCAGCATTACAAGCGTCCCGTAATTCTGCGGAGATCGAGCTTTTGAAGTCTCAGAAAGCTAAGACTGATGCGGAAGCAGATTTGACTCGTAAGACTATGCCTCCTGCTGATATTCCTCGTCTGCTTTATGATTTTTTTGGTAAGGATGTAAAGGATACAAAGTCGTCTGCTAAGCAGTTCTTTCGTGATGCTAAGGATGCGCTCAATTCGCCTTATGGTGGCTCTGCTTTGCTCGATCTTGGTCGTGCCGGTGGTCGTGCTGCTTCATCTGCTTTTGAGCGTTTTAAGTCTCTTTTCCGTTCTGGTACTTCACCTATTTTCAAACATTGATTCTGGAGGTTTTATGAATGAGATTTATGATCGTACAGATGTTGACGGTGTCATTATTGGTCGTGGTGTGCGTCTGGTATGTACAACGCCGAGTATGACTAAACAGGCGATGAAGGAAGAGTGTGACATTAATGGCATCATGAAACGCTTTGAGCGTACCGGCTTGATCAATCATCAGGCGGCGCGTGAAGCTTATTTTGCGGACGTGTCCGAAGTGCCGGATTTTGCTTCGGCCATTGCCCAGGTAAACAAGGCGGAAGCCATGTTTATGTCTCTGCCTGCGAAGCTGCGTGCAAAATTCAATAACTCCGCGGTGGAGTATGTGAATTTTTGCTCTGACCCTGCGAACCGTGATGCTCTGGTTGATCTTGGCTTGGTCGACAAGCCGGCACCGAAGCCGGCGCCGGTTGAGGTGATTGTGACTAATCCGGTGACTCCCCCAGGAGGTCAGCCATGAAGTCCGTTGATACTGCCCAAGCGGAAATGGATGTTCAGGTCTTTGCGGTGGCGGTTTATCGTTATTGCCAGCGCGTCAAGGGGTCTGTGACATCTTGGATTCGTACACCGTTCCGTAATCGGTCTGTCGGTGGTGTGATGCGGTCTTTGCATCTTGAAGCTCTGGCGGTGGATGTTGTGTTGGATGCTGAGTTTATTCAGGTGGATGATCGTCATCTTTTGGCCCATGAATTGGGCCTTAAGCTTGTTGTGGAGTCTGATCATGATCATCTTGAGTTGAAGCGTTAGCTTCTCTATATCCTCCCTTTAGGGCGCCTCTGGCGCCCTTTTTTTTGAGATCCTGCGTGTGCGAGCCGTAGGCGAGTGCTAAGCAGGATCTGAGGCCGTAGGCCGATCTGCGCCGGAGGCGCGTTTGCACAGTTCTCACTTGATGTAACTGTGCTGACTGACACCATGTTGATTTATTTGTCTTTTTTTTTTGGTGTTCAGTCTTTTCAAGATCTTGATCTTGTTTTTTTATTTATTTTCAATGTCTTATGTGGCGTGTGCGTTTTCGCGCGCGTCTGCTTTGACTTCCCATTTTTTTTATGGGATATTTTCTTTGCATTTTGATGCTTTTTTCTATCTTTTTTTAGGAGGTGCTATATGCGTCGTTCTAAGCTTTCTGGTGGTCGTTCTCGTCGTCTGTTTTCTTCGCGGTCTGGTGTGCATCCGCGTAACGGTCAGCGTGCTATGCCCATGCGTGGTGGTATTCGTCTCTAGTGGCGTGTTATCACCCGTTGACGGCTTATCGTTCTTTGTCTCAGGGCGGTAAGGTTGTTTTCACTCCACCTTCTCCATTTGCGCCGTCGATACAGTTGCCGTGTGGTCAGTGTGTGGGTTGCCGGCTCGATCGATCGCGTAAGTGGGCCATTCGTTGTGTTCATGAGGCTTCTCTTTATGAGCGGAATTGTTTTGTTACTCTCACGTATAGTGAAGACAATCTTCCCGTTTTGGCTGGTCTGGAAAAGGATGCGCTCCAGCGATTTTTCAAGAGACTCCGTAAACGCTACGGTGCCGGAATCCGTTACTTCGCTTGCGGCGAGTATGGCGAAGGTACTAGCCGACCTCATTATCACGCTTGCATCTTCAACCACGATTTTCCTGACAAGCAACTTTGGTCTGTTCGGGAAGATGTCCGCCTTTATACTTCAGATATTCTTAGTTCTTTGTGGCCTCATGGTTTTTCTACTCTGGGTGATGTTACCTTTGATTCCGCTGCTTATGTGGCGCGATACGTGATGAAGAAGTTGACCGGGC